CCTTCCCAGTCTGCACGCTCGCGTTAATGCTCATTCCGAAGGATTTCGGGGAATTCAGAACGTCCCATACGAATTGCTCCGCAACAGGATGCTTTGGATTGAACCGAATGTTCCCGAAATGCCCGAGACCCGCTCGGTATTCGACCTTCCCTTCCACAACAGCGAACTTGTCCTTGTAGGACCGTGGCGCCGTCGCAGTGGCAGGATGGTCGATGTAAATCTTCGCACCTTCGAGGACAGCAGCGCTCTTCCGAACGCCGGCAGTGTCGTAGTTGCGTCGATTTTTTGATCTGAGTCCCAGAAGCTTCACACCCTTGATCAGGCCAGCCTCGCGATCGATCATCGCCTCGGTGACTTCACCGAAGCTCTGCTCGGACTCGAGTGCCTCTTCAGGTTTTCGCTTTGAAAGACTCATTTCGTTCCGCCTTTTCCACCTTTGGGCTTGTTCTTGCCCTTATTGCATGAGCACATTGGCTTCTCCTTCGTTTTTAAGAATCCAAAATAACAACTGCAACTGTGTTTACTTAGGAAATCCCTTCGAAACTCCTTTTTCTTTCGTAGGATCGGCTTTTTTCTTCGGTTTCGGTCCCGGATCGGCATTCGCCGTCGCTGCATGCGGGCTTCCGAGCGGCAGCGGGAGTTCTTTTGCGAGCTCCATCTGTATCTGAGCCTGCTGTGAGTCGTGCTCGTAACCTTCCGATGCCAACCAATCCTTGGATGACAGTTTCCCTGCCTCCCACAGGACCTGATTCACCTCGAAGTCCTCTTTCCGATTGCGAGTCTGCACCCGAGGCGGCTTGATGTGCATTCTTACTGCGTCGACATCATCCTCAGTAAGATCCATCACTCCGCGACTCGCCGCATACTTCAATGCCTGCAGCAGGATCCGTTCATCCTCGGACACCATCAGAGCCTGCTCGAACCGCATTGCCTTGTGAAACGGGCCTTCTGAGACCAGTGTTGATGCGAAATTCCCTTCTGACACGTTCGCTGTCAGCATAAACTCCGGCAATTTCATCCCAGAGGCGCACGCGCGCAGCAGATTTACGAGCACTTCAATGTGGTTCGTGAATCCCTGACCGGTCGTCGGAAACTCGTAGTGGATCGATTCCGGCTTCGTCACGACACCAGCCGCAGGCATCCCGAAAGTCTCGTACTGACCCGAAGACCCTGCCCCACTCTGCTGCGATGCCAGCCACGATCCCAGCTTATCGGCGCCCATACCTGCCTGAATTGTGCGGATCGCACCGAATGCGGCCTGAAACCCGGAAACCCGCATCAGATTCGACAGGAGTTTCTTCGCCCAGATCATCTCTTCGCGAACTGGCCAGTAAAGCGTGTACCCTCGCGGATCATTCGCCAGGCAATTCCGTTTCCGATGCTGGACAGTGGTGGATTCCACTAGAGCCAGAGTATCCGGCAAAACGCCCATCGGAGTGACGTAGGCGAGATCCGGATACCACTGATCATTGATGTAGTACCCAACTGGACGGTATCTGATGTCGTTCGTGCGACGGACGCCAAATAAATCGATGAACGGCTGTTTCGGCTGCTGATTCTCCGGGTCTGAGTCGTTGTACGTGCTGTTCGGATCATCCTCGAGGTCGGTCGGCTCTGCGAAATTCGTCCGCAGGATCCCGTCGTCGCTGTAATGCAGCAAATCCCAAGCTTCACCGTGCCGGTCCAGCCGCTGGCTCGTTTCTGATTGACGCTGGAACCACTGGTTTTCCTTGAACCACTGCTCGAGGAACTTCTCCACCTTCTTGACGGAGTCTGACTTCGTGTCCTTCTCGTCGCGGGGCTTCACAGTGACCATGTGACCTGTGTCGGCGATGTAGTACGAGCGATTGTCCTTCGCATTCGTGCCCCAGCAGACGCGAGACAGCGAATCGCCAAGGATCATCGTATCCTTCACGTCCTGAATGTTCTCGTAAGGATCCTCGCCGCCATGCGGGTACTCATCGCCGTTTTCGTCTCTGCGTGAGTCGGTGCTGCTGAGTTCTTCGAATACCTCACGCGCAGCCTTCGACAGGCTGATCAGCATGAGTTCATTTTCGACGACGAGTGAATTCTTCTGTTCCGGCATAATATTCTCCTGTGTGGAGAATACGGTCTTTATTCGGCGGACGCAATGTTCTGTAGGTTCGTCTCGACGATCGCCGGAGTTCTCGCCTGCTTCCACCATTGGTACGTACTTCGGCCAAAATGCTCAACGACGCCGCCCCATGGAGTCGGAACGAAGCTCTGGCAACAAATGAAACTCAGCGTCTGCGTGATCAGGAACTTGTACTCTTCGCCTTTGCATTTCGAACATCCGCCGCGAGGCATCGGTAACTCCTTCAGTTCTATTTCGGCTTCCTTAGATTCTCAAAATACGTCTGTAAATGGGTCGGCATATTACACGCCATCTCGAGACTGTCAGGTCCGTCGTCGTGCTTCCCTTTTGCTGCGATCCCGTCGAAATTCTTCAACTGGTTCACCAGCAGTGTCGTTCCCGGATTCTGCAGGAACCGGAACTGTCGCTGCTTGATAAACGGATCCAGTCGCCGAATTCGCATCATCTTGTTGAGCGTGTCCTCAACTGGAATAATGATGTTCCCTGCCTTCAAATACCGGCTCAGCGCGTAGTCCGGATTATCAACGGCAAATCGCATGATGATGTCGATAAACAGTGACTGAAACTGCAGGGCTTCGATTCCAATCAAGTCGCCTGATCTGATGCGGTGGTGTTCCTGATCACAGAACAGGAACAGGTCTTCCACAATCTCGCTCGGCGCACGGCGTTTCATGTCGCAGTCGACGTATTTCAGGTCGGATGTCGTTGTGACGCACGAAATCGCAGAATAGTCGCCCTTCCTGATCTGCTTCCCCTTCGATGCGTCAATTGCGAATGAATTAAAACACTTCCGTGAGGTGTGTGTCGGATAACTGTCGAGGTCACAGTAAACACCCATGAACAGCGTTCGATCCCACTCGGTGTCAGTCACCGATGACGCCAGCCAGTTCCCATTCAAGAATCGCTCACGGTCTTCCGTCGATAACTGCTCCAGTCGCTGACGATACGTGGGGTCAGATGCGTTCAATGCCGCATTGTCGTCGAGTGTCGCACCAATAAACGTCGCTGATGTTGTCACGCAGTCCTGAAGGCCTGTTGTCTCGTTAATCTGGTACTGCGGCTCATCGTACCATTCGAATTCGTCGTCAACGGAACGGAAGTGGCGAATGACTCCTGATCGCTCGTTGATCGGCAGTCCGGTCTCAGGTGAGATCCACCAGTACAGGAACTTGAAAAGCCAACTGTCGTTGTCGGGGTTGCACGACATCCTGAGTGTTGGTCTGATCCCTGACTTCGACCGGCATCGTCCCCAGAGGTACTGCACATACTTGTACGGGAACTGAGTGGCCTCGTCGAACGCGACCCAGTCCAACTGAGCCCCCTGATAGTTGTTCAAGTCCTTGTCGAACTGAATCGTCGACAAGGCGATCTTCGCGCCGCACGGGAACTTGAACTCGGCTCGAGTGTTATTGTAATCGCCTTCAAGTGGCCCATACATCTCGCGACAGTGATCGAGCAGGCCCCCAGGATTCGCAAGCTGAGGAAATGTTCGGCGGAAGATCGCACCACGGAATTGTGCGTTGGCTGATGGTCCCTGAACGTGCCTGAGTGGATCGAGCGTCAGGGCGTGTGTCTTTCCCGACCCCGCGCTCCCCCCATACACTATCCAGTCCGCCCTGTTGATCAGGAAATCGTATTGGGGCTGCGACAGGTTCATTTACGGCACCAAACTCCCGGATTCAGTATGCTTTGTACGAGGCGTGACCTGCCTGAACCATGTGGTCGTTCAGACAGAACAAATCGCCCGTTTCTGCATGAGGCATCCACAGATCGCCCAACCAGCGACCGTACTTGTCGTTCAGGTTCTTAAATGTCTGGACGCGAACCTCAGACCCGATCGGCACGAGGTTCCTGAGATAGTCTCGGGCCTCCTTGCCGCCAGGATGAAACAACTCTGGTGCGTTGATTCGATAGAAGCGAATCGGCTCTACACTGTAGAGCCTCGCGCCCCGGTCGATGTTCAAAGTCATCGTGTCGCCGTCATGGATCGACAACACGGTGGCTCTGCACCAATACTCGAATTCTTTCGGTGGCATATGTTACTCGATGATGTTCGTCGTCGCTGTGAAATCGTGACTGACTGCTGTTGTCTGCCATGGAACCAGAGGAGCAAGCTGCGCTGAATTCAGAGGGGCATGCGGCTTAATCGAAACACCCGTAATCGCTGCCTTCGGTCCTGATGCCTTCCGGCCTCGTGCGACGGGAATCGTCGACATCACTGCGAACGCTTTCTCACGAGCCTCTGATTCAGTCTCGGCATTTGTTACGTCGATCTCGACGGTCACATTGAAGCGATATGTGTTGGTTTCTGGCACTGCACTGGTTCCTTCGGCTGGATTGTGAACTTGGGTAGAGTTATGGACGCATGACTCTATGTGGACGGAATGTTAGACAAAGATCAGGTGTGAATCAATAGTTGCCTGCTGCTCGATTGCAAATGTCCAGACATCGAGCGTAACCAGCGATGTCGACGGAATTGTCACGCTTCATCTGATGAGTCTCACGACTCAGTTTTAGAGCGATCATGAACATCGCCACTTCACGAGCGGTGAACTCGACACCCTTCAACGCTGACCACATTAAAGCTGTCCGCTGGAAGTCCTGATCGGGTGGTCCGTATGTGTTTTGCCGATCGCCACTTGTGATCCGAAGTGCCTCTTCGAGGATGTCTTCGGTGTTGGCGTGGGGGTCGGAAGGCGTCAGTGATGTCGACTTACGCAGGTGTCTATTGAGCATCTTCGCGTGATACGGGCATGCGGACTCATCCGCCTCTTCTCCTTGGCAATGTCTCTCGATCGACCTCTGAAGAGCAATCGAATACTTGACCTGCTTGTCATACCTGACTCCGAACGGATCGTCTGGATGGATATCGACTTCCATCGCCTGAATTTGGTCTTCGGATTGGGTGACTGCTTCGACTTTTGAATCTTCCACTGTGATTACTTCCCTTTCATTTCATTTTTTGTTCAATTGAAGCGATGCGATCGCAAATTACCTTGAGGCTCTCGCTTAGCTGCTTAATTACGTGAAAGCTGGAGTCTTCTCTTGCCTCTTGTATTGGTGAAGGCTTGAAGAGAATCTCTCTCATCCGGCAGATAACTCCCGTGCCTCCGGCAATCCGAGGAAGAGACTTTGTCAGATCCATGTGAACTACCTTCTGCGCGAGCAGGATCAGTTCCGTAATGCTTTCATCTGGAATTTCTTCTCGTGTGTAACGCTCTCGGTCTCGCATGTGATTATCTCCTGTAATGAAGGCCTGCTCTCACCATCCAACATGGACGGCATCCGGATTTCTGTGCGATCACGCCACCATTTTCGTCGCGGAAATACTTGCCGTCGAAGTAGGTGCGTGGGGGCGGCACCTGACGGTTGCGGACTGCGGGTGGCTTTGGTTTCTTGGGCGGGCGAGCGGTGGGAGGTGGGCGATGGATCGAGGTGGCGAGGGATTCTGATTTCTTGGTTGGCGGGAGGCGGGGGCCAACGAACTGGGTCTTCGAACGGGCGATCCGCTCGGCATCGGCTCGCTGGGTTGGAGTGAAGTCGGCGGCGAGAAGCGGGGAGGTAAGGAGGAGCAGGGCGATGAGGGGACGCATGGTGGGAGGGGTTCCGAAAGAGTGGAGGATGGAAGTACGGAAGTGTAGTCGTTTCTGTAGGCAAAGGGGTTAGGTTTTTTGTTTTTTCTGGATTTTTTTTGCCGGGAGACTTCGTTAATGCGGGGGTGCGATGGGTGTAGATTTCGTCGTGAGATCGATTTTCCGGCGAAATTTTGAGCGATGGTATAGTGTGCACAATGGTACGTAGCGAGCGCAGCGAGTGAGCGATTTTTTCAGCATAGGTCGAAAGTGTGCGAAAACACGGGGTGATATGCTCACCCCGTGTTCTGCTGGCCGATCAGCCCACCTTCACCGCGAATCCAGAATCCAGAGCTCTTTCCCGCATTGCGTTATTGCCGGCTTTCAGCCGAAGTCCGCATATTCTGCCATACTTTGCGCTGGCCACCTTGCGAGGATTCCAGTCGAGGAATCTCATATCCTGCGTGTCCCCGTCATAACACAGGAAGTCTTTGCCAGCTACTTCCCATGTGCGCGGTATGCGTTGGCTGTATGCGTGTCGTCCTGTTTTGCCATTGTCTTCGGCGAAGACTATTGCGACGTTGGCCGTTCCACTATGCAAGAGCTCCGCGCAAGCCTCCTGATCCTTCTGGCGCTCGGTCCATGATGCTGTCAGGTTGTAGTTATCCGGAGTATTTCCAATTCTAGAATAGGTTTTGGCGTAGTCCCAAAAATTTACATCCGGGAATCTTTGTGGTATCCCTCCGAAGCTTGCCATTTCCCAGGGCAGGTCAGAGAAACAATTTAGCCGGACTGCCAGCGTTGTCCCGTTCTGGTATGCTCGATCACGTTCGTGTTCTAGTTCTCCTGTCAGCTGGCGGAGGAACGCTTTCCGGTCCTCGCGAAGAAAGACGGTTTTGCGAATACGGGCCTCCATGATCGCTTTAAATACTGCTGCCATGCCGACGTTGACGTTTCCTACGCATGCGTCCACGCAAGACGGCGTAGAGTTCGGGCAGTTCGTCGGAAGGCCTGGCGCTGACTTATCGGGACTGAGTGACAATGTGACAATCGTGTAATCGGGTCGATTGTCCTGGCTCTTTGCGGTCTTAACGTTGCTAGCTGCTGTTGAAAGAAGTTTCATCGTTCTGTGCTCCAATTGAACTCAAGGAAAGAGCGAGGCCGACAATCGGCCTCGCTATCGTCCAGCCAAAAAAACTACGTCACAACAATGGTCTGCTCGGTCTTGCGCTCGATCATTTCCTCCGGAATTAATCCCTGCTTAACGTAGCTAGAGAACGAGGCAGGAGCTACATACTCCGCCGATCGCTCGGAATACTTCAGGCCATTGGCTCGGCAAAACTCTACTGCGGTCTCATCGTCGCAAGCGCGGCTGATGGATTCTTTCACTGCTGGAATCAATACGCGAACTTGTCCGCGTACGGCGATTTCTCGGCGGTCGCCAATTTCTTCGAGGACCTGGGGGCGCAGTCGCTTTTCTTCGGTTTTGAGTTCCTCGGTCTGTCTTGCGAGCGTGGCGAGACGATCGCTCACGGCGACGTACCTTGTCAATGCGGACGTTGAACGTAGGTTGATGGTTTGGCTCATGATTAAATTCCTTCGTGTGAACTGAAAAAAGATCCGCGGGGAACAATTCCCCGCGGTGGTGTTACTGCTGGTCTGCTTCTTTCCATTG